TGAAGAAGAATGACCCCCCATGTTGACGACGAATCGGCTGGAACACCCTGCCAATCGTGTGGGTGGGACCTGACGTTGCTGAAATTCCCGCCGTACTGTGTTCTGTGCAGAAATGCTTGGGATGAGGAAGAATGAGCCTAGAGGTAGAAACTAGGGTAATTCTTTCTCCACTGAGAGACTCCCCGCAATGTTCCCTTGATTCCTGCTTCAGCCACATCATAGAGACTGACAGGTCCCCCGGGTGCAGTTGGTTTGAGGATATATTTGTAATTAGATAAACTGGGGGCTTCCGTACCGGGTAAGAGTCCGCCTGAGTAGAAACCTAAAGCAACCTGTTCCCCTTCTTTGCCCCAGATCTGTCCTGCTATTTTTGTCCCTACAACCGCGCCGAACAGATACCCGACGGCGAAGGGTGCTACTGCTGTGATTGCAAACCCCGCGTAGGGTGCGCCCCATACGGCTCCAGCTCTAATAGCGTGCCATACTTTCGTACCGCTCCATCCCACCATAGACGCGACGGCTTCAGGGACGACTAGCGTAACCGTAGCACCAAGAAACGCACCGACTGCGAAGGCGTCGTTTAGGTAATCATCATCTCCATCGCGCAATTCATGAACCATGGCAACTGATGCTGCGGTCCAAGCCATCAGGCGTCCACGCGAAGCATACGTCGACAGCAGGGACATCAATACACCGGCTCAACAGACCGCATCAATCTCATCATGTATTCAAGTTCAGGCTCTTCAGCGATGATTGATGGAAGAACGAATGCTTGGTCAGGGATGTGCAACACATTGTTTGGAATCGTTGGGACTAGATATGCGTCGCAAAGCCAAATCTTTTCTGCCGCTGTCGAGTCTCCCGATCCCCATGTGTTCTGTGCAGACAATACCAGACCGGCGAACGTGTTCAAGGTGAGGTAGACTTGGACACGTCCTTGTAGGATATTCTGAAGACTGTGTGTTGAAGCATTAGAACCCGGCAACGACCAAAAATCACCGTCGGTAGCAGTCAAGTCATTGACATTGAGTGGAGTGGTTGAAACCATTGTCGCCCGCTTCACTGGAGTTGGCCATAATACATTGCCAACTGGCAGAGTGTCAAGATCCTGCATGAGAATGCCTTGAGGGTAGACTGTTTGGTCTTGAATTGTATAGCCGCTCAGATCGATCGTTTGAATATTGTAGATGACGGTGAATGCTCCGCCTGCTACCTGAACAGAATCCCAACCTTCTCCGCGCGAAAAGAGAACGGCTGCTTCAGGTTCAGGTGGGAGGGTCCCGTAGGTCCCCCCGATAATCTTGCTAAGTACCCTAGATTTCATCTTGTTTTCTTTTGGCATCCAATCACCTCTTTGCTAATTTGTGAGCTGCGCGAACAGCATTTCTGAAGCCGTTCTTCTTCCACGATCCGTTCTTCTTCTGAAATCTTCCCTTAACCTTGGCGAAAGCCCGAGAGTATGCTTTGTTTGAAGCGTTGGGCTTTCGCTTTGGTTTGGGGGACGTTCTGGATTCGTAGGCTCTGCGGGCTGTTTTTCGTACTTCTCCCTTGGTTGTGCCATGGGAGTGGAGGGCTTCGCCGCATCGAGGACAGTACCGAGGCATCTTCAGTCCTCAGTTGTCAGCAGCCGTTGACTGAATCGCTATGGCCATCCAGTCGACGGTCGATAATTTGACGATTTTACATTTAATTCTAGCAGTGATCGCAATGTCAATGGCACCTGTTGTGTCGTTGTCATTGCCAGCGACCAAGTAGAGTTGGTCATTCACGACGAGGAAGGCTTCACTGAGATTCGATGGACCGAAGTTGTCAGGAAACAAATCGTTAGTATGGGTTCCAACATTGTTCGTTCGATCTATCTGAAGTTGAGAACTGGCCACAAGAGATTGATTGTCGGCACGAACAAACAATGAACCCGGATTCAAATCAGTAAGTTGAGCACCAAGGGCCATGTTTCCAGCGGCACACATTGTCCCCAGAGTTGCTTGAAAGTCTCCCCCTGAATCACCTTGTGTGATGAAGTCCACGGATTCTATGGCAACTGCGATGCCTGAACTGACCTCAACATAAGCCCCAAGATCTATGGTTCCTTGAACTCTAGTTCCTGAACCACTTGCTGCCGGTATAATCACTGATTCTGTAAGGTAGAATGAACCCGTCTTCGCCTTTGCCATGACGGGGGGTGTTACAATCTCGCTATTAAACATTACATCCTTCTTCTTCTTCTTCTTCTTCTTCTTCTTCTTGAATCTACTACATCTACTACTACTACTACTCCCATAATAAATACGTAATATTATTATGCAACTACTACCTCCCCTTGTTTAATGGCCCATATCATAAAATCGGTTTCGCTTTGTGAAACCACTGCAAAAATAGCCGGAAACATCCCGAACTTTAGTGAATTTGTCAGGACAATGCTGTTGATCCATGCTGATGAGTCGCAACTCTGCCACGTTGTGACTCTGAAAGAAGATAGATTGACCCACTTCGTCAACTTGAACAACATCCACGTTACGATTGCAGGTCGTTGCAACCCATTCCACAAGGATGGACGTTGTCTGATCTGCTGGCCAATCGGCGTAAGCATCGATGCTCAGTTGTGGGAACTGAAGAAAGAGCATTCAGAGGGGGTCTCTGAATGAAGTGTGTTGATTGTGGAAAAATCTTCTGGGGTTATGAGCACGACCTCTGTACAATGTGCTGGAATATCCGAAGGAGAGAAGAAGAATGAGTGGTCAATGTGAATGCTATGGCGTTAGGTGGATATGTCCGCCTATCCCCCAACGATTCCTACCAACGTGTCCCGATTGTGATACGGTGATTATATGGGAAGAGGAAGGGTTTGGTGAAGAAGAATGACCCCCCATGTTGACGACGAATCGGCTGGAACACCCTGCCAATCGTGTGGGTGGGACCTGACGTTGCTGAAATTCCCGCCGTACTGTGTTCTGTGCAGAAATGCTTGGGATGAGGAAGAATGAGCCTAGAGG